TCACTCGAAGAACATTCGGCCGTCGCGCTTTGGAACCTCCAGCTTTCCAGCCTCGGCCAGACGCGTGCGGGCGAGATCAGCGAGCAACAGTGCGGCGTAAGCATCCACCTTCTTGCGGGAGTTGGGATTCTCCTTGGTGAAGCTAACGCCGTATCGGTTGATCCGGCGCTTAGCGTTCATCACGTGACGCCGTAGCGTCTGGTTTCCGGTGTGCCGCACGTGGCCGTTCTCGATTGCTGCCACAAGGCGCGCATTGGCGTCTGTGAGTTCGCGTAGCTGTCCGCCTGAGCCATCCATCCGGCGGGCCACTGCGGAGCCGGTAGAGGCCCGTACAGCGAATCGGTCCCGGTACTCCTCGGACCAGCGGGCAATGTGCCCTTCCCATAGCACGGGGTCGGCGAAGAATGCCGCTACGTCGAACCGCTCGAACGCGTGATGGACGGCGTCTTCCACCTGATCGCGGGGAACTTCCCAGCCCTCACCCGAGGGGCCGTCCGGACGCTCCCAGATTCCGAGAGGTTCAATCAGCCGGTCGCTAACTCGCATAGCCATAAGCGCTGTTGCGTCGTCGGTCTTTCCGCCATCGAACCCGAGCGTGATTCGGTCGCCCTCTTGGATGGTGTCCGAGACGGCGAGGGCATCCCAAGCAACCGGCGAAATGAGGGAATCCTCATCCGTCACAAGTTGGTTCAGGAACATTCGGCGTGACTGATACGCGGGATAAGTACCGCTGTAGATCGTGGAAATGATCCAATCTACGTCTAGCCAATCGGCGTCACCTCGGGCGGCGATGATGCCAGCGCGGAGAGATTCCCGATTCCCTAGCTCCACCGATGCCGGAGCCTCTACAGAGTCGTAATAGGTACCAGCCTGACGGGGGATATCCGGTCCCTTATCACTCAGCTTGGACCACGCGTGAAACGTACGCTCTGCCACGCTGTCCTCACCGGGCAACGGAGCATTCGTGATCTCCAGAGTGCGAGCACCACCACCACGGGACTTGGCCACGTTTCCCGCGATAGTCATTGCCATGTCATGCCCGCCGTTGGACTTGACCCAATGCTGAGTTTCGTTCATCAGGGTAAAAGTCGCGCGGCGTCCTTCCAGTGCACGGGCCGACGCGGTGACGGCTTCAATGCGCCCGGCCATTCCGCTGTAAATGATCTCCTTGCCGAGATCGATTCCATAGGCGACCAGGGCCGACTTAGAGAACATGCCGGGGAAAAGCGCCATTGTGTTCTGCGCCTGATCCTTGGAGGTAGCGGCGACCTGAACCCATGCCGCAGGGTGAGGAATTCCCCTCGGGGAACCGTCCTCATTCCACCCGCCGAAACGGCACGGGCCGACGAATTCGAAAGCACACAGCGCGGCAGCGAACGGGTCCTTACCGGCACCCTTGATTCGCCGCACGGTTCCTTGCCGGTAGATGAATGCGCCGCCGTCGTCAATCTCGTACCAGCGCATAACTGTTCGTGCTTGCTCTCGCGTGAACTTCCAGCGGCCACCCGCGTTCGGGCCGTCCGGCTGTCGTAGGTATTGCGTGCACCAGCGGATAGCGAGATCCCCGAGGGTGCGGTTAGCGGGCGGAACAACATCAGGAATTGTGCGTACTGGTTCCATCAATCGTCCCGGTACGCGCTTAGTAGGTCGTCTAGGCCCGAGTCGATATCGGCCGATGCCGACTTGGTTAGCTCCACCCCGAGGCGACGGCGGGCACCCTCGGTCGTGAGCAGTTCCGAGGCGGCGGAGATAACCGAAGCAAACAGTTGCCCGCTTACGCGCTGTCCCTGGTTCAGGTTCCGGCTCATCACCTCGGCCACGTATCGGGCTTGCGCGATATCGGAGCGCTCATAGAAGAACGACTGTCCCGACTCAAATAGCGACTCGAACCACTCGATAGCGATTGAGTGCCAATTCGGGTCGGCCTCGGGCGTGCCTGTTCGCTGGCCAGCGGGAGCACGGGTAATCGGCGTACTCGGTTCGTTAGCGCGACGGCGCATGTCGGAACGCTTAGGAATAGGGCCGTGTGTGCCCATGATGAACCCCCAGGGGAAATGACAGAGAAAGGAGAATGGGCACACTGAGTAGCCAACGGCCGGCCGGGATATCGGGCCTTTCCGTGGAATCCAAGGGAACGGGCTAACCTGAGCGACCCCTGAACCCGTAAAGAGTCACCGCCTACACGTTTACGGTGCGGGTGATGGCCCAAGAGGAGACCTCCCCCAGGGGGCGCATTGGATTCCACGGAAGCGCGATTGACTAGCGGTTACGCTGCGTTGTCTTCGCTGCGCTGCTCTCGCTGCTCGTTGAATGCGCGGACGAACACGCGCCGCTGCTCCTCTCCTGACCCTGGGGTGTTATTCCAGAGCCGGAGGTATTCAGTTCGCTTGCGCTCATCCTCGGGCGGAAGGGAAACGCCACGGAACAGCGGGAGCGTCTGACAGTGGCAATCAGGGTGGTACTGATCCGGGCTGTCGTCACCCTTGAATGACCGAGTGGACCGGGACGAATTCCGACCCTCGGTATAGGCAGCGCCACGACTGGCCAGCATCGCGCAGAATCCGCAAGGGTCGGCGTCCGTCTTGCGGTAATAGCCGATTACCTCGGGGTCGTTCTCGCGTGCGTCTGCGAGAGCATCCCGCCCGCCATCCTCGGTCAGTCGGCCAGCGTCACGGGAAAGGTTCGTGCCAGCGCGAGACATAACGTCGTCTAGCTCTGCCAGGAATTCCGGGTCATCCAACCGACCCCGCTTGATCTCCCGAGCAACCGGCGCAGCGTGAACAAAGAATGACGCCGCCGCTTGCCGGTTTTCCGACTCCGTATCCCGCTGACCACCCCGGAACGTTCCGGGGAGGTCTGCTAGCTCACGCACCCGGTTGTGATAGTCGAGTCCGGCCGAGTGGGACCGGCCCCGAGCATCGTTCACCATGTCGCGGTATTCCTGCCACAGTGCGTCAGAGTCGGATTCCACAACGCGCCAACTGAGCGTTGCCCACCATTCCATGACGCGCTGCATAAGCGTGCCGGAAATGGCTAGCTGTTCGTTGTAGTAGGCCCGAGACGCACGGTCGATATCCGCTTGCGTCATGCGGCCACCGGCTCAATCACGGACTTTGCCAGCGCGTTAGCCATCTTGGTTGCCGGGTCCAACTGATCGGCCAGCGTGCGCCATTCGCCAAGCTGAGCCGGAGTCATGCCGGGCACCATCTGCCATGCAGCCTCGGGCGGAACACCCATTGCGGAAACCATCTTGCCGAGAGCGTCAACGGTTGCCGGGAAGCTGCGCGGAGCAGTATCACGCCAGACGATCTCAGCATCAATGGGCAGGTTCTCGCCCATTAGCTCAGCTACCGTCTGAAATACGCGCTGCCATGCACCACCAAAGGCACGCTTACGGTCATCAACCTTGCGCTGTAGCGATTCCTGAGCAGCCGCCAGAGCCTCGGCGGAAAGGTTGATCATGTCGCCGGAAAGGTAATGCGGCGGGAGGGCACCAATAGCGGCTAGATGCTTCACCGTGTTGTTGTAGGCGTCGAGATACGGGCCGATATCCGTTGCGTCGTACTGGCCAGTCTTTGTGTCCTTATCTGGGAAGACGATCAGACGCGACGCGGAGAACTGAATAGCGCGCTTACGGAAAGCGCCCTTCACCCAATCCCATACACCTTCGTTTTCCTTGGGTGGTTCCACACCGGCCACCCACTTCTGACGGTGAGCGCCGTACTGAATGGCAATTGCCGTGGATAGCTCAATGTCGTTGAGCCGGTCCTGAATTGGAATCAGCGGCTCAACCTCCCCGAGCGAGGGGACGTTAGGCGACGTAGAAGCCATGTTGCGGAAACGAATGATCGGGCAGTGAGAAAGGCCGTGCTGTAGCTGTTCTGCAAGGACGAAATCGGAGGCGTCGGGAGTGTCGCTCTCTTCCTTGCTGACGAGACGGAACACGAATTCGTCGTCGTACAGATCAACGGATGCCCGACGCTCACCACCGACAAACGTTGTCCCATGGACAGCAGCGGCTACGGGGAAAGGATCGTTCGGCCGCTGGAATAGCGCCGTGACGGACAGCGGGGAAAGGGGTTCGACCTCGGGGCCGTTCGCACCGGGGAGGACGCGCACGTAAGCCTCACCGAATGCCAGCGCATCGCGGTGTACGGCCGTCTGAGCCTCTACTAGGCCGTTCCGGTCCCAGGACTCCCACGCGGGGAAGTTGTCGCCTCCACCGGCCGCACGGAGCCCGTCAACATAGAGATTCGACGCGACGGCATCCACAGCCAGCGGGAGAAAGTTCTTAATGCTCCGCTCCCGGAACATGCGGAACTCATCGGCTGTCGCCTCGGGCATGTACGCCGGTGCGTGCTGGCCGTTTAGGTACTGCTCCACCCGTACTAGGCGGGGGTAAGCCGCTCGGTACTTCCCGAGGATTGTGTCTAGGACCGGGCCCATTGTGGGCGAGTCGGTACCCTCGGGGCCGTCTGGCCGCGATAGCCGGGCGTCAGGGGATAGCCAGACATCCATCAGTAACGCCCCGTTCGCGTCTGCTCATACAGGCGCTCGGCAAGCGCTCCGCCATGTCCACCGGCCCCCGCGCCCTTACGGTTGCGAGAGTTAGCGCGGTCGGAAAGCCATGCGTCAACCTCCTGGGTAACTTCCTTCATCACGTCACGGCCCATTACCCCGTTGAACGTGTATCCGGTGCCCGCGAATTGCTCATGCTGGGAAGCCTGCGGAAGCTTGTTTTCCTTGGCAAGCTCTCGGTACTTGCGCTGCCAACCCTTGGCGTGGGAATCAAGAATTCGCTTGATTCCGGCCGGCATAGGGTCGTCCTCATCATCAAATAGGTGCAGAGAATCCATTAGCTCTGTGCGAATCTGAGCGCGGGACGGCCCTGCCTCGGTGCGACGCTTGGAGATATCGGCGCGCTTACCGTCGATCTCTTCAAGCTGTGTGCGTAGCTGTTCGGCCAGGCTGACTAGCTCGGTGTCCTCGGCGTCGAAAGAGGCCGGGTCAATGTCGGCATCAGCCTCGGGCGCGGAATGCGGGTCTAGGAAACTCATGGATTAACCCCAATAGGTACGGTGGCGGAAAGCGGGAACGATCTGCGCTCGCTCGCATAGGTCGAAATCAGCGCCAGCGGCGACCGAGGTGATGCCGCCACGTCCTAGGTACCGGGCGATCTGCTGCTTTTCCTCGCGGGTGAGCGCTGGCTTGCCGAGAGTTGCGGCCCCGCCGTACTGGTACTGATACTCACCGGCCATTTCGGAGCGGTAGCCCTCGGGGTTGCGGAACCAGCGGATTACGGCCGTCGCGCAAATCATGCGGAACAGATAGGGCAGCGGGTCGGGACGAATACCGTCGATCCACGCTGCCTCAAGGTCGATCAGCTCGGAGGTATCGAGAATTCCCGTGCTGATCATGCTCCGCTCAGCGTCGGCATAGGTCGTGCCCATGCGCGTCTCTACGTCGTCAACGGTGCACATGGGTACCGGCTCAATTGGTGTCGTCACGCGTGAGCCTCCGGAGATCAGCGAGCAATTCAGCTAGGGGAGTAGGGCGACCGGCTAGCACGTCGGCTGCCTGCCCTCGGATAAAGGCCGTGGCGATTGCCCAAGCGGCGGGGTCGTCGGCAAGTAGCGACATAGCAACGTCGCGGTCAATGCGGATCGTGATTACGTGCATGTTGAACCCCCCGCGCGGAACCGGCGCTGTCGGATGCGAGTGGAAACCCGCTTGCACTCCTGGGAGCAGTGTTCGGAGGGAATGCCGCCGTGCCGGATATCCAGGAACCGTGAGCCACAGATGCGGCAGCGGGAACGAGAGACGGAAATGGCAGTCACTTAGTGACCCCCTTTCTGGTCTGTGACTCAAGGGGAAATAAAAGGGCCCTCTCGGAGGGAGGCGGACCGAAACCAACCGAGAGGGCCCCGCCACACGTGCGCACGCTCAACCGGCGGAGAGAGGACCGGGAGCGATGTTGCGCACGGGCGAGATATCGAGAGAGGCACCCCGTAACGTTCCGGGGTGGTTAGCGCGAAACCCTGGGACGCCAGGACAACGAATCGCGCGTGTGCGCTCTACCCATAGAGAGAGTGTTGGTAAAGCACACACGGGGGCGGAACGGACATAGGCGACAACGCTGTTACCGTTTCGTTATGTGAAGAGAAAGGCGGCGGATATCAGCGGGAGGGGATCGGCACCACCGACGAGAATCGACACACCCTGAAACCCTCTCTGACCTGGGGTTACTGTTACTGGAGTGTGTTGAGTGTTGATTCTGATAGAGAAAGTAGGTCCCCTATGGAGTTTCCACGGAGCAACCAAAAACAGTTCTCAGGAACAGCACTCGACACACTCGCCCCCTCTTCGCTGTGTTACGGCGCTTTTCCTTCCCGCTGCACCCAAAGGCTCTGTACGCCTCTCTGGCGGCCTCTCGGGGGCGTGCTGGTGCTCGGCCCCACCTGTGGTCTGTAAGCCGCTCAGACGGCCGCCTGTGGCTTCCTGAGGGCAAAGTGAAGGGCCCCGTTCGGATCACTCCGAACGGGGCCCCTGGTTGTGTGCTGCCTGTGGCTAGGCGGTCGTGTGCTGGCGTGTGCGCTCCACGAACTCAACTCCCGCATCTATCGCAGCAAGTGCGGCCGGGTCGCTCTCGTCCCGCCAGTGGACCGTTAGCCGGTCAAGGATTGGTGTTCGGTCGCCCCGGTACCTCGGCGCTGCCAGAACGATTCCCTTTTCCGTCAGTGCGGCTTTCAGTAGCGCGCGCTGTCCGCCGATGCCCGCACCGTTCCAGAGCGCCGTCACGGCCTCGGGGTCCATGAGCGGGGAGAGGTCCGCCTCTATGGACAGCGTGGCTAGCTCCGCCTTATGCGCGTCGATCTGTGCGTTCAACTCCCGCCACAGATACTCGTAATCTGCCTCGGACATGCGGCCGAGTAGGAACCGCTCCTTGCGGAGTTCGATCTCTCGGCCTACCGCTGATTCAAGGGCGGCGGTTACCTGGATCTTTCGAGCCTCTTTTTCGGGGTCCTTGTACGACAGCCACTCTTTCGCGATGGCGTGCAAGGTGTCCGACTCGGGGGAGAGGCTGAGTACGTGGTTAATCCACAGCATCTCTACCGCTGAATCAATGCGGGTGCGTTCGGTCGCCACGCCCTTGCACGACGATTCCCCCTCGGTCTGCCGTGCGTAACAGCGGTAGTTGACCCCGCCGTTTGCCATCTGTCCGGCACACAATCCGCAGCGCAGCGAGGCAGAAAGGAGGGCGACGATTTCCCGCTTTCCTCGGGTGCGGTCACCGATGCTGGTTCCCTTCTGAGACCGGCTGGCAAGAATGGACTTGATCTTGACGTGTTCCGCGAACGTGATCACGCCCTCTCCGCAAGAGATGGGGTGGCCGTTTTTGTCCATGAGTGGCGTACCGCCCCGGTGGTACTTGCCGTTCCACTTGCCCTTAGCGTCAAGCTGCCTTTCCCGCTGTGCGACGAAACCGGCCCAAGTGACAGCGTGGGCAAGACTGATGATTCCGGGGCCGCTCCACTTCTTGCCGTGGCGGGTCGACAGGCTTTCGCCATTCAGTGTGTTGGCAATCCAATTTGGCGTCTTTCGGTCAAGCAGGTATTCGGCAATGCGCCGAGCGAGCGGGTATTCCTTGGGGTCGTGCTCCAGCTTTCCGCCAGCGGAGCGCAGACCGAACGGTGTTACGCCACCGGTCCACTTGCCCTCGGCCTTACCGGCGTCCATTCCCAGCTTCACAAAGTCGGCCAAGTCTGAGACTTGTTCGCGCGCTTGCTCGCTAAGAATCGCAAGGATCATTCGCTGTCGCTGGGAGTCGATCGATTCGGCCACGACGTAGATTCGGGCCCCTTGTTCCTCGAACGTGTCCAGCAACAGGCCGACTTGACCCATGCCCCGCCGGGAGAGCCGAGAGGTTTTGTACACGTACAGCGTCGCGGAAAGGCCAGCGTCTGTGATGGCGGCGCAAGCTTGCTCGAACTCCTCGCGCCGTACGTAGGACTTGGACGCGGAACGCTGTTCAAACCACACGTGCCGAATGGTCTTACCTTCGCGTGCGGCGTGCTCACACATGCGGCGGACCTGTAGACGGAGAGCGCTTAGCGAATCCTTCTTCTTGCTGCGGCGGATATACATTTCCGCCAAGTCAGCGGGTGCGCCTACCGCCGGAATCCAGAGCCCAAGTTCTTTCAGGTCGTTGTCCTCGAACCCGAGGGCACGCAGCGCGGGGAGGTCTTCCCGTTCCAT